TTAATTGATAATTTCTACTATCGCACAGTAGCACCATTGGTTATCTTCGTAACCCCCCATGCTCAAAGCATCAGGTTCACGGTATCTCCAAGCTTTTTTTACTCTTACAAATACTTCTTTGTTTGTTAACTTATCGAAGTATTTGAATTCTTGCCCAACTGTGTAAGGTTCGTCGAAGTCATATAATTGTCTTTCGTTGTTATTCTCTTCTGCTGACAACTCCAGACTTTTTAACTCTGATTTTATTTTTTCAATATAATCAAAGTCATTATTTTTAGATAATCTTTCAATTTCTTTCAAATTATCATTTATAACATCAATTCCGTTTTGGTATTTTTTCCCTTCAACGCTATATTTTTTGACATAATACAGCATTGTATCAATGCCTTTTTTCTTGCTTTCAATTTCTTTTAAAGTTGCTTTTTCTTTAGCTTCTCTTGATATTTTCTCTAAATCAACTGGATATAAAATTACTTCTGTGTAGTTCATATAACTGTTATTTTTAAACTCAACATTTACATTGAGTTCAATAACTTTGTCTAAATTTCCCTTTGCCATTTCTTTTGTAAAGTTGTCGTTCATAACAATCTTTACTTTTTTTCCGTTATACGCTGGATCTGTAGCTTCAGCATACTTTCTTCCAACTTTCTTTATTTCTAATTTTTTTGATTTTTCTAGTTTCATTTTAATCACTCCTTGAATTTTTTTAAGGATTGTGATAAAATAAATTGAGTGTTTAGCGATACTCTGAGTAGTTCATCTTGGCGGGTGGCTACTCTTTTTTTTATTCTATCTTCCTCTATCTTGATAATATTATACTACATTTTTATATAAATGTCAATACCTTTTTTATAAAAATGTATTATTTTTTTAGTTTTTTTATTAGAGCGTCGGTCCTGTTACCGCCGACTTCATCCAGCACTCTGTATATAAGCTCTTTTTCTTCTTGAGTCACTCTGAAGCTTATATTTTTATCCCTTTCTCTTCCTGTTGCTTTTCTGCCCACCTTCCAGGCAGGTGTTTCTCCTCTCTTCACTCCTCTCGGCTTTACCTTTTCCATATCTCCACCTTTCTGTTACTTCCATCTTGATACTATTATACTATATATTTATAAAAAAGTCAATACCTTTTTTATAAAATGAATATAAATTTTTGCAATAAAAAAAGAGGGTGACCGTTACTGGCCACCCTTAGTCATTTTACTGTCGCAATAATACAGCAGTCCGATGGAGATTGCTGTTGTGATAATTACTATTATCAGATTTTCTGTCAGCATTGTATCCCTCAGCGTTCTGACTACTTCTGCAGGAGGTCCCCCTCCTTCATTTGCAATTCTTAACATATTCCGCATAAATTGGTATTCCCTTATCTTTATAAGAGCAATATTTTCAACCAAGAAAAATAAAATAATCCTGATTATGTATTTGTTTGCATAATTTATTTTACTACTTTTCTGTGCATGCTTGTGCTCCCTTCCGGGGAACATTTTTTCCCAAAGCGTTTTTCTAGTCACCATTTCCATCACCGCCGTCATTCCGCGGAGGGAAGTATCTGTCGATAAGCCTGTCCAGTATTGTCGGCATCTTGACAATAGCTAACTCGGACAAAGGCTCAATCAGAAACCCTATCCCGAAAATAATAAACATTATGGCGACGTCAAGCTTAAGTATTTTCGGGAACATGACCATAAGAAAAATATAAAGGGCATCCGCCAATGCCCCGTTCAAAAGCCGTACCCAGAACGGCTTGATATCGATTTTATTGTTCGCCCGGAATGTGATGTTACCCAAAAATCCGAGCAGTACGCCGTACGAGATCATAACTACCTCCTTCGCCGTTTCTGTATCCAAACCAAAAAACATAAATAACTCCTTTCTTCTGTCAGTTATAGTGCGGCAGGATTTTCCTTCTTTTCAATATTAAAAATATCCTGTACTAATTTTTTCGGATCAAGTTCCACTCTTAGAACTTTGATGGCTTTATGTATTGCTTCTTCTCCTAAATTTTCAACCACATCAGGAATCCATTTTCTGTCAATTTCTTTTTCTTTCAGAACATATTCCTCTGCCCTATCCCAGAAATTGTTTACAACAGCCTCAAATTTTTCAAATCCTGCTTTTCCTGCATTTACTATCTCACTTCTGTATATTGCAGTTTTTGCTAACTCTCCCACTTTGTTGATAACGTACATTTTTACCATTGTTTCAGTCATTTTAGATCACTCCTTAAAATTTTTTTTGTTAAACAAGTTCATAATGTGGTGTGTCATAGAGAGTTTTCCAGTCTCCGCCCCACACTATATCCAGTCCCATTTCTTTTGCCACCGCTTTGACATGTCTTGAGATTTCAACAAGTTTTTTGTTGTCAAACATTTCTGCATCCGTAGTGCATTTTACATAGTTACCGTTCCCGTCATAATGACCGCAAACAGCTATGTCTACTGCGTGGCCATAACCATCTGCTTTCGCCTGATGGTTCGATTTTCTGTTGTATCCATCAAGTTTTGTGACGATTTTACCGGGCTTAGTTCTTCCCTGTTGGTATAAACTGTTCTGATATTCGGCAGTCCTTAGACCCTGTACAATTTTAAAGTCGTATGGGCTGTCGCTTATTGCTTTTTTCATGAGTTCAATCAGTTTCGGATGCACTCCCTTCATTTTTTCGATGCTTGCATCTGATAACACGTATTTTTTCTTTGGATTGGCATCACCTCCTATATCCTCAGTAGTCAGAATTATTTCACCTCCTTCTACCCTGAATCCTGTGACTTTTAACTCCCTTCCTTCATGTAAAAACTCTGTCCCTATGAGATTTCCTATGTTCATTTTTACATCACTTTCCTTCCTATCAGTTCCATATCTTTTAAATATTTATAAAGTTTAGTTGGGTTAAATTGATACCCGACCCTGTCTTTTAACGATTTTAGCTTATAAGTCAAAGTAAATTGTAAAGCGTAATCTATTGCGTTCAGGCAAAACTCACTGCAAAAATATCTGTCGTCATTCTGGACTTTACTCGCATAAAAGAACTGGCCTAAAATTCCTAAGTAGTCGTACCCTTTACCTTGTGCTGTTTTGAAAAATTCTATTACATCTTCGGCTCTAATATTACTGTTTAGTTCATATATATCAAAGTTCTTTTTATATTTAAAAGGTCTTTCTCTAACTCCACCCGGGTTCGAGAGAAAAACTTGATTATTATAGATAAATTCGCAGTGTGAATATTGTCCGAAAGTCCATGCGGAAATTAAAAACCCCACTATACCGCGGGGTCTGTGAAAGCTTATATACAGTTTATCTTTTTCGAGTTGCATATTACCTCCTTTTTAATCGTGAGATTAATCGCGAGATTTTAACACGATTAATCTACATATTTTTGTAAGCTTTTTCGTATCTATCTTTAGCGTCATATTCTTTAAGCTCTTTATCTGTTAAATTTTCCAGATTATGCGATAGTAATGTCTCTGTAGCCATCGCCTTAGTTGTATGTGCCTGCATTATATTTGCCATCCTCAACATATCCTGTAAGGTCAGATTGACGTATTTTTCACTGTTATCCTTCGTGTAGAACTTCCAGTTCTCGAATTCCGTCTTTTTCATAGCCTGACACATTACCACTATCCTAGTCAGGTTAGACTGGTCTATACTCCTGTTGTTCTGCAAGTATTTCACACCGTTTACTTCAAATTCAAACGGAGCTACGTCATATTCCAATCTCAACTCATAGAGTTCCTTTTTTATTTCCTCTATTTTCAACTTTCTGTCAAAGATTTCCTGCTGAATTTCAATTTTTCCTGCTTTACAGACTAATATATGCCCTTCAGCTTTCATTTTCTCATATTTGTTAAAAGCTTCTTCATTCACTTCAACATAATCAAAATTTTCGACATCGTCTTTTAAAGAGGGCTTTTCATCCATTTTAAAAAATTGCCCTGTTAACTTATCTATCCACAATATAATTTTCATACTACCTCCTATACTCTGACCCATACTTGCATTACTGTTCCTGTATTTGCACCGACAGAATGAATAACCGTCCCACGCAGTTCAATGTGTAGCCCGCCATTATTATGAACAAAAGCATGTCCGCCTTTCACAAAAGTAACAGTTCCCCTCATGCTGTCACTCCCAACTTTGTAGTAGATGACTATTTCATTCCAGTTCGCGGGAACAGCCGCAATACTTCCACCAGGAGCTATATAATTGTTGCTGTTGTAAACATTTGACCAGTTAAATCTCCCATTTGCGTTAACTGCATAATTCCATGTTTCAGTTATTCTAGCATGTGCATGTTGAATGTTGCTGTCCCTTGATGCCATATCAAAATTATCCATGATTTCACACCAATTTCCTCCATTCCGATTTGGAACTTTATAATAAGCACGCCCTCCGTTCGTGTGGAATGATCCAACATAATTCCCTGTATCACCATACATATGTGCTTGCGAAGGCATCCATGTCTCACTTTTATTTGCCCTTAAAACCCAATCAACATTATTGGAACTTCTGTACCCTTTTGAAAACGGAATATATGGCGACAAATCAGGTTTTGGTGCAATCTCTTTAATTTTTGCATATGTTATTATTCCTGCCTTATTTTCTTCAGCAAGGTCTGTGTATTTTACATAATCATTATTAACTTCTGACTTAAAAGAATTGAACATCCCTACGGTCACAAGTGCCGCGGTGTCAACAGATAATGAAACATTATCGGTATTACTCAAATTGAATATAAGTTCCACTGTCACTGTACTCAAATTAATTCCGTTTGTTGCAGGCATGAAGTCAGCAGTACCTGCAACGGTAACTGCAAAAAGAACTTCTGTTCCTGCTGTATCCTTTGCATAGATTCCCAAAGTTTCCATACCGTAACCATTCATAAGTCCAGAGTTGTTGAACGTGGCTGTCACTTTAATCTGCGATGTTCCTATTTTCTCAACTTTACTGACATTCACTGTCTGTTTTACTTCATCAATATTAATAAGCGTTTCAAGGTTTACTGTATCAGCTAGTTTATTGCTTGATACAGATATCTTCGTAAATGTCAACTCCGTTATTCCTGCAATTTCTCTAGTTATCAAATCTTTTCCTTTGTCAGTTATTCCTGTTCTTTTTATACTTGCCATTTCTATCCTCCTATCTCGATTAATGTGTTTATGTTTGTCACGGCTCCAACGGAAACATACAGCGTATTAACAACTTTCGGAGTAAGTATATTAATACTGTTAAATCCTAAGTTCGCGGGCAGTATTGTTTTGAGCATATTATTCAACTCGTCGTATTTTTTTGCATCGTCAAACTTAGTTGTAATTCCCAGTTCATATACGTTAAAATTGGGCCTCAGTTCGTAGTTTCCAGCACCACATAGCTGATCCATTCTGTTCACAAGTACACGCCAAGTGTATGGTATCTGATCGTTCCAATAAGTTAAAACCCTAAAAATTCTAATCTCCAGCGTATCATTTTCATACCTGTGCAGTCCCAGCATCTCTTCAAACTTGCTTATCCCATCCTCGTCACAATATTGAATAAACTGGTTATTAAATACTTTCCTAAGTAGCTCCCACAATAACCTCAACTCGGGTTCTTCTGATGCCATTATGTTCCTTATCTCCCTGTACTCCTGCATAAACTGAGGGAGGTATGATAGCAGGTTGACGTTAATATTTTCTAAAATCATACTGTGATACCTCCCCATACAGGAATCTGATACTCGGTCAATTGCAGATTATTAGGGCTTCCGTTAATTGTCGTGTTCTGAATGTCCAAAATCCCATTTATGTCGAGTATTTTAGCTTCTATACGCGACACCCTTACAACAAGGTTATTACTCACTTTTTCATTTTTCAGAGCCCATGTTTTTCTCAGTTCCAACAAGTAGTTCTTCACCACTTCCTCGACTTTTAATTTTACAAGTGGCCACGAAAAATTAGGTTCGAAAGTGATACTTGTATGAATGTTAATTGCAACGTTGCTTGTACCCTGTACTGTGACGACATGGCCTATCGGAGCGACTCCGAGACCTCTTGCATCTTTAGTCGGATCCATTGTGTCCTGTACTTTTTTAATCAGAGTAGGACTTGCCTGATTAAAATCACTGTCAAGTACGGTTAATAAAACAGTTCCGCCACCATTCCAAACCGGTGTCACCTTGACAGCTCCCACGCCCTCGATTTCGTGCACTTTAAGTTTATAGTCAGATATGTTCCCTCCATATGCCTTCATGTTAAAACTGTCAAAGTACCGTTGCCGTAACTTTTCTGTCTCCTCTTCATCCTGTCCGGGAATTAAAAGTTCCGTTATCTCAGCTCTACCTAATCCATTAATATAATCAATCGGGATTATATTTCCTGTTTTTCTTCCTCCGTCCCTTCCAGGATTTTCGCATTCAACCTGATACTCGTATAATCCAGTTCCTGTGTTGTGCTGTATGAATTTCGTAACCATGTAGTTCAGCTCGTCCAAATTAAATCTGCTACCCAGGGGTACTTCTACATCAAAAATACCTTTTAGAATTGCCTTGCTTGCCTTGTATGGAGTTATCCCTCTTTCGCTTGCCCTTCTTATCAGATTAGGTCTGCTGGCTGTATCCCCAAATGTTTCCTGTAATATTATAGATAATGCAAAATACATGTCCTCCAGTTCTTTTGCGGCAGGGGCAAGGGCGTCCCACATGACAGAGCCTTCCCTTTTATCCATGCTGTTTGGAACTCTTGCAAGCATCCGTTCCATTATTTTTTCGTAAGTCATTACTTCAAACATTAAGCTATCTGCACCTCCTTTTCCAGTTCCAGATTTCCAAAAATTGTGACTGCTTTAAATTTGACATGCACCGTTCCTCTTTTCAGTGTCTCAAATTCAAAATCTGCCACGTCAAGTATTCTAGTATCCTGTTCCAATGCTTCTTTTACCCTTCTTTCGATTTCAGGGATACAGTAGCTTACAGGCATTCCAAACAGATCTTCAAGTTCTATCCCATAATTCCACGAGTAGATTATATGTTTGTATCTTTCTGTTCTTATTATTTTATAAATGGCCTGTTCCATTGCTTTCAGCTCATCCGTATAGTCTTCTATAACATTTCCCGATAAATCCATTTTATAAGTTTTTGTGGGTCGTTCTATTATCCTGATGTCTGAAGTCAGTCCGTCGTTACGAGGTATCATTACAACCACTCTCCTTCCGTATGAGGGTCTTTATACCTATCCAGCACAATGTAAGTCTGTCCGCCCTGTACTTTTAAAAGCACGATGTCCTCACCGACCTTCAGTCCGTTATGGACAGTTATCCGTTTTCTGCCCTTATATTCGTGCTTATGACTTTTAATATCTGTCAGAGCACCTTCTACAAGCTCAAAATCTTCTGTTTCATGACTAACCGAGATGTCAACATCATAGTCCCTGACAAGATGAGTGAGAATAAGATCGTCCTCTTCCAGTATCAGCTTCTGGTCTACTCTGACACTGATAGGATTCACAGATTCTACTGTGCCTTTTCTGTGCTCGAACGGTTCTCCCGCATCATTCGTTGTTTTCGACAGTTCTTTCAACAGTTGTACCAGTTCCGCCATTCTTATCACTCTCCTTTATTCCCATCTGTCCTATAAAATCAATAGACATTACATGTTTCTGATATTCAAATTTATGCTTAACTTTATCCACTATCATATAGTTCTGCACTACTATATCCCCGACATTAAGTTTTATGAGCATACTTGAGCCACCTCTGACCCTTATGTCGCCGAAGACATTTTCCATCGCGAAAGTTCTTTTTTTGTGATTATACAGTTTTAAAAGACTTTCCACTTTTTCCTTTATTTTCGCCTCAGTCATTTTCTCGTCCACATTTTCAAAGTACTGTAAAATACCCCATGATTTTATGTTAAAAGGGTCTTTCACCATGTATATTTCCCTTGTTTTCGCCTCCTTATTGACCCTTAAGAGCTTTATCTGATTATACGTCTTGTCATCTATACTTGTGCTGTATTTATAATCAGTTGCACTCTTGTCGTCAAGAATGAGGTCAAGTATCCTCATTTTCTCGTCTTCCTTAAGTGTAAGCTTTCCATAATCATCATAAAAAATGAACTGTTTCTTCGTGTTATATAGAGTTTCGGTAAGTGCATACAGTATCATGTCAAATAAAGTCTTGTTGTCTTCTATCCTCTTTTCAATCTTAAATCCTGAGTCTTCCAGTTCCCCAATTTCAAGCTTAAAGTCTTCTGCTATCCTTTTTATTATTTCCGTTGCTGTCACATTTTTAAATATATATGTGTCCTTGTTTTTTAAGTACCTCAGCTGATCATATGCGGTAACTTTAATCTTGCCTGATTTTGTCCTGCTACGCTTAAAAATATAACCTAAAAAAAAGGGGACATCCTTGTATTTCACGGATACCCTGTTCCCTTCAGTAAATTCTATTTCCTCTTTCAGCACTTCAAATTCAAGCACTCCACAAGCTTCTTTTCTCTCCGTTGTCCATTCAAGTGATGTTACAAGCGGAATTAAAACCTGACCATTTTCCAGTGTTACTGTCAGTTCAATGTCTTTTTCAAGCTCAAATTTTCCGACTGACTGTTTTATTGCCGCATTAATCCAGCTTTCCCTGTTCAAGTCTATCAGTTTGATTCCTTTTAAGTCCGGCATAATGCTCATTCTTTAAGCCTCACTTTCTGCCCCGGAATAAAGTCCGTTATTTTGTCAAAAGCATTAAGTTTCATGACCTCTGCCATTTTCTCAAGTCCTCCTGTATGCTGACGGCATATGTTCCACAGAGTTTCCCCTGCCTCGGTTGTAACTATCCTGTCCAGTATCGCTGTTACTGCACGCGGTTTTGTGATAAACCCCGAAATCTTGTCATCCAGTATTGTCAGAGCTGTTGCCCTAGGGTCGCGGTATTCTTTGAGCTTGATTTCAACAGGGATATCCATGAATTCATCCGTATCGTCAGAATAAGTGAACTCTTCAAGTGTGACTTTCATGTTTGTGTTAAAATACCCCTTCCTGTTCGGATATCTACGAGACACAATGAACTGGAACACTTTCCTGTCCCTTTTCAGTCTCTGAAGTTTATCCAAGTAATATCCCGGCTTGTTAAACCCCTGCAGAGTATTCAGATAGGGGTATCTGAATGCAGGAAGGACAATTTTGAATGATATTTCCTTAAGCCCTTCGGACTTCAGCAGATTCACTTCTGACGCATTTATAAGTGACACTGTTTCATTCCTGTTCTTCATGCTGTATGTTATTTTGTCAGGATTCACCGGTATCAGCATTCTGTCAATATAAATATCGTACATGTTAATGCACCCCCTCTGCCACAATGTTCATTTTCTCTTCTATCTTTTCAGTCAGTTTATTTATCACTTTATCAATGTCAGCTTCATTTTCTATTGTATTATTGTTATTCATTTCCACTTTTATTTCAGCTGTCGTGAACTGGTTGATATGTTCCTGTTCCGCCAGTTCCCTCAGATATTTCAAATCCTCTTCCGTATCCTCAAGACTGTTGGCCATTTTCCCTGTGTTGTCAGCGGTTTTTCCTGTATTTTTTCCTACTCCGTTAGGGTCTTTTCCTCCACCGCCTCCGCCACCCGGCATTCCAGTTCCAGCCGGATCAAGTCCTTTCCCTCCTCCGAGGTCGCCAAGTTCACCTTTCAGCATATCTTTTGTATTTTTGTAACCGTTTTTTAAGTCATTTTCCCATTTTTTCTGTTTTGCATTACCTCTTTCTGCACCTTTTCTGTACGCTGCACCTGCATCTTTTTTATCAAGCTTATAGTTTATTTCTGCTATTTGCGGAGCTGAGAAATTAGCCCTTGCAAGTTGCATGGCTCCTCCTGTCGAGGTAGGCAGGTTAATCCCAATTGCAGATAGTAAAGGGGCTGCACCGCTCATTGTTTTTAAAAGTCCGTTGATGAACTTATCCGCTTCACGCATTATCCAGTTAAATGCATCTATGAATATGTTTGCAAAATTCGACAGTCCTTTCGCCGCACTTCTTATAAGCCCATTTATACCTCTTATAATTCCGTTTATAGCGGATATTATCGCATTGACTATGCTTGCCCATATGTTCCAAAGCATAGCCTTCATCCAGTCAAATGCCCCTACAACAACTCCTGTGACCGTGGCAGTTTTTGTCATAGTTTTAATAAGATAAATCATACCTACAACTAAACCTATCACAACCGCAATGACCGCTACTATTGCAACAACAATCCACGTTCCTGGAAAAGCGTATATAGCCGCATTCAGCCCATACTGTGCTATTGTGGCTAATACTGCCGCCATTTGTAATGCCGTATCAGCCGCAACTTTGAGCCATGCTGCAGTGTTATAAGCCCATATCGCAAGAGTTGCTATCCCTTGAGCCAAGGCATATACCCCCATTGCGGCCGCAACTCCTATGACAACTGGGCTGATTAAGTCCCATTTTTCATAAACCCAGCCTGCAAGTTCCAATGCTTTATCAAATACTGTTGTCATCACTCCGGCCACCATTTCGAACGTACTCGCCATGCTTGTTGCCATCGACTTAAATTTTTGGCTGTTCGCTACCTGATTAATCATTCTAAGCAGAGGGTCAAATGTTCTTAGTGCAAAGTTTCCTGCTTTCACCCAAACTTCGCCCCAGGTCATAGGTAGTTTAGAAAAGTCCCTGTTGATGTCATCCGTCATCCCCAGTACTGCTCTTCTCACTACATCTGCGGTTATTTTTCCTTCGGATGCCAGTTTTTTAAGGTGGTCTTGAGATACACCCATTTCCTTTGCTATTGCCTGAGTGATAAGAGGAGCATTTTCCCTGATACTCCTGAACTCGTCTCCCTGCAGTACTCCTGACGCAAGTGCCTGGTTAAGCTGCGTCATCGCTCCCGCAGTTTCAGTTGCGGATGTTCCCGCCACTTTAAATGCTTTTGTTGCGTTACCCATGAACTGTATTATCTCAGCATTATTTGAAAATCTTTTTCCGGCAAGGATTCCGAGCTTGGCCACATCATTTGTAAAACTGTTCAGTGGAACTCTCGCCTCCTGTGCCATTTGATATGCGGCGTTTTTCAGATTATTTTTCTGTGCGGATGTATCTGTTATAAGATTAAGCCTCGCATCTATTGTCATGACTTCATCCGATATTCCAGCCAGTTTCTTCGCACCGTTGACAAGTGCGTATAGTCCTACGGCAGTCTTCAGCTTGTTTATCAGGCCGTTCATGGCTTTACCTCCGCCGTGCATTGAACTGTTCCACTGTTGCTGTTTTGCCGTGTTCTGCTGTGTCTGTGCCCCTGCTCCTGCAAGTTCTGTCTGCAGATTCTGCAGTTCCGCGTTAGCTTTAGCTATGTTATCCTTCATTGTTCCAAGACCTTTGGGGTCTATCTTTTTATTGTCCGCCGCTTCCATAGTGGTTACAAGACTGCTCATGGCACTTGCCATCTTAAGCACGGGAGCAGTCAGCCTGTCCATCATCTGAATCGAAGAGCTTATTGTTCCCATTAGAATCACCTCCTTGCTTTGGACTTCATTTTCTGCATTTCCTTCTTCTCATTTTCAACTTTTAATCTTATGCTTGCTATGATAAATGCTTTTTCTTCTAGTCCGAGCTCTGCAAAATCGCCCGGCATTATCTTAAGCTTGTGGAGGGCGTAATGTGCATACCCTGCCATCGCATCCTCCTCTATTAGTTTTTTGCTTCTTCGATTTTTTCTTCCATGATATCTTTATCGAATCCGCATATTTCCTGTACTTTTTCTGCCAAAGCGTTATACTCACCTGGTAAAAGCATAGCAGATAGGAGTTCCTCTGCAGTCATTACTGCGTAACTGTCCTGTAACTCTTTGTTGTTTAAGTTGGGGTACACTACACATGCAACAAGCAGTTTTTTAAGGTATTCTGTATAATCAAGTTTAGGCATATATACGTTTTTCTTAATCTTAACCTGCGAGGTACATTGATTTCTTAGTTCGTCATCCGTTTCATTTCCTATAGCCCTGATTTCCCATTCTAATGGCTTTCCATCCTCTCCGACAAATCTGTCAGAAATTACCACTTTTTCATTTTCTACCTGTTTTGCATTTCCTTTAAAAAATCCTTTTAAACTATCCATTATTAAATTCAACACCTTTCTAATTAACGTTATCAATATAAAAATAAGCAGACACACTGTTGTATCTGCTAAAAATTTTGCCACTTTCTCAGGATTTGACAGCCAGCTGAAAAATTTTCCCAGCATTACTGCATTCCTGGTAAATTCTTAAATTTTTCAGGAATTTCGAAAGATTCAAATGTAAAGTCAAATTCATCTTCCAAATATTCTGCATCCGCATCTATACTTGCAAGAGTTCCCCCGTCTATGTTACATCCTTTCAGTATGACTGTCTGTCTTCCTACTGTTGAAGTAGGGTCTTCGTTCACAAGCTGCATGTCAAAATATATATCTTCTCCTGTGTTCTGGTATTTCAGTAAAAGTTCCCTGAACAGTGAAGAGTTGTAGTGCAGTTTTGCACTTCCTGAACCTTCCCAGCCTGTAGCCTTGTTCCCTTTTCCTGAACGCCCCATGATAGGAACTTTGGTTTTTGTCTTCTCCATTTCCGCTTTCACGGAAATAACCTGCATTAAAAGATATCTGTTACCTTCTATCGTGACAAAACATCTTCCCATGCTTCCTGATACGGCATCCCTACCGTTCATTGTTGTGCTCATTTCTTACCTCCTTAAATCATTTAGCTAGGCCACTATGACACTCATATATAGTTTTTCCATCGCTGCAACAGGAGTGACCTTATCTGTTACAAGCACTGATTTCTTGTCTTTCCCTTTTTCAACTGTTACATCCTCAGCAACAAAGTTTTCAATTGCCCTGACTCTCTGCAGTTCCTTGTGGTGGTCAACGATATTATCTTTAAGTGATACCCTTCCATCTTCGTCGTTGTCCACTTTTCCGACGAACGACTTGTTGAACAGTTTTGCGATATCCACAGCTATCTGGTCAAGTACTCTTATCACCTGATTAGATGTAAAGTCGTCATTCTTATCCACCGTGATTGATGTAAAAGTATTTATGTCAGTGAGAACAACTGGTTTATTATCGGCCTTGTGGAACAGGAATTTTCCTGCTTTTATCCCATTTTCCAGTGCTGTCTGATTTTCCTTGAATTCAAACGTAAAATCTCCGTCGTAAACTTTATTGGAAACCGACTTGTTGACAGGACATCCCGCTTCAGCTCCTGTAACCCAGTATACCGCAGACGACTCTTTATCGTCTTTGGAAATAGTTTTGTTTTCGACTGAGATAACACCTTCATGGTCTGCATATGCCCCTCTGTATACTACAGTCTGAAACTTAGCTCCAACTTCATCACGCATTCTTTTTGTGAACTGTATGTAAAGTTTTTTAATAGTTTCGTCAGTTGCAAGACATCCCAGTGTGTTAAAATAATAAGTTTCAATTTTATCTAAGAACTTCTGATATTCCGTTCCTGTCACTGCACTTCCATTTGTTCCGTTTTCAAGCGGTTTTGCAACTGTCGGCGTTAATGTTGCACCTGTTTTAAAGTCTACAAAATCATTATTTACTAAATCCTTTGCTGTTTTTACTGTCTGAACATCCACTTTTTTATTGTCAAGCAAAGTAGTCACGTCAAACATCGTAGGAGCGTCAACGTTAGCCGCCACTGTTATTTTAATGCTGTTCCCTCTTTCACCTGCATATTTTGCAGTAGCTAGGTCATTACTTGCCTTTGCCCCTTCATTCAGCTTATAACAGTAGACTGTCTTCGCATTAGAAAATAAATCCCTAAGTCCTTTCATTTTTTCATGATCATAGCTATATCCGAATATTTTCAGGCTGTTTTTCTGAAAATCTGAGTTTTCAACGGTAAACACTTCCCCGTCAACTCCCCAGTCAAGTTCCATTGCCATTGCTGCATAACCTCTATCAGCAAGTGATACGATAGCTCTTGCTAGGCTGACAAAGTTTATATAAGTACCCGGCAAAACTTTATTCTGAAATAACCATGTACCTCCTCCGTATGCCATCTATTCCACCTCTCTCTTTAAAAATTCTTTTATTAAGTTATCCACTTCGTCAAAAGTGTATTCCTTGTCTTCTTCAAGCATTACTCCGAGAATATCCTTCTGCATTTCATATTTTTTAGAATTGTAAAGTTGTTCTTTTGTAAAGCTTGAATTTGTTTCGTTTTTCTTAGCCATTCTTTATGCCTCCTTCTATCGAAAGACTTTCCATCTTATCATTTTCCTTTTTCTCACGAATAAAATAACTGAACTGAATAAAGCTGTGCATATTCCCATCCTGTATCTCAGTTTTTCTCTCAGTGCCTCTCAAGATATCTCCATTTTCCAGCGTTATAAGATTAGTAATACTGTTAAGTTTTTCAATCACATCATATATTTCCCTTGAATTCTTTTTATTTTCATCAGCTATATAATCAATCCCGAACACTGTCACTGCTTTATACCTTGAATCAACAATCTGAGTTTTATCAGTACTTATGACATGCACAAAAAAACAGGGTTCTTCGAAATTCTGAGGAACCTGGTTGATGTAAACCTTTATCCCGAATGTTTCCTTCAGTTTTACAGTCAGTGCATTCATTATGTCGTTTATCATCCTCCAAGCACCTCCTTTATCCACACTTCAAGTTTCTTTTCAATTATTTTCGGTAATTCCTTTTCCAGTTCCAGTTCTGCCTTTGTGAGAAAAAACTGTCCTGTAACCCATGATTTTTTCAATGATTTTCCTATTGCTGGGACATACCTTCCCGGAGTCTGCCTGTGCCCAAACTCTACATAAGACGCATACTCAACACTATTTGTTATTGTTACCGTGTATCCTCCGCCTGTATTAACCGCTTTTGCTCCTATACTTGCGTCCCAGCCACGTCTCAATGTTCCTCCTGTGTGCGAGTATTCTTTGGTTACAGTTTCACCGTTTTTCTTATATGATACTTTCTTAATCCCGTCTTTCACAGGAGTTCCGTCCTTATTCAGTTTAACCTGTCCTTTCCTTTTTCCAGTTTTATATTTCACTTCTTCCCCAAAAATAGGCTTATAGACAGGCGTTCTCTTAATTGCTTTGGCAAGTAACCTTGCACCCAGTTCGTTGGTTATGTTCTCAAGTAGTAGTGCTGTATTTGCCTGACTTAATGTTTCAGCAGCTTTTCTTATTTCCGAAAAATCCACTTTAACTTTACTTGTTCCCATTTAAGCACTTCCTTTGTATGCTTCAAGCACTATTTCCTGGTGGTTCGTATAAACCGCCGATATTCCCGAGTGCTTATATTTCCTTGTTATTCCGTTCTGAGTAACTTCAATTACGCTACCCGGAGGAACATAAACATCAGGAGCAATGAACAGTTTCACGACCTGAGAACTCACAGCAAAAGATTCCGTCTGATTAGTCTGACTGATATTCTTAAAACTTAACCGGCAAGGCAGATTTTCAAATAACATCACTTCTGTGTGAATTGTCGCTCCATATTTGTCTTCAGTATCTTTAAAACCAAATATATTACAAACTCCAGTCCATAGTGACTGTATAGCTTTTTTTGCCTTTTCTAGTTCCTTTACCATACTATCCTCCTGTATCTCAAGAGTTCTTCCTCTCCTCTTGTCATCAGATATGTCGTAAAAACCTCAAATTTGTCTCCCTCGCTTTTTGTATCTTCAAAGACTACCTTAGTATCGCCTTCGCTTATTTCTTTCGCCACACGGTCAAAATCTAAGCCATTCAATTCAAGTTGGTTCAGTGATTTTTTAAAGTATAAAAACTCACCTGTACTCCTATCTATCCAAATGTATTTAAGTCCCTCTGGAACTTTATTCTGATTAGTCTTGTTTTTAATATAAGACTTAACCTTTTCGATACTCTGTTCCAATAAAAATAAGTCGGCATCTACGACTTCATAGCTTACCGACTTTAATGTTTTTATCACGTCTTCCTTAATGTTTTCCACATACTCCATACCCAGCACCTACTTCTTTGGTTTTTTAGCCTTTTCTTCCGAGTCTTCCTCCACTTCATATCCACGATCCCTGAACCATTCGATTAAGTTTTCGTTGTCAGTATTTCCAACTCCGTTGATAAAAGTTACTCCTGCACTCGTCCCTGTGTACTCCTGATTTGGTGATTTTATTACAGCCATTCAAAGCACCTCCTATTTTACTTTAATTTTTCTGAATATTCCCGCCGCTTTGGTAGCTTTCAAAGCAACCGCCGCAACCATTTCAACTTCTCCGGTCTTAACTGCTCCTGCTGTCTTGTAGTCAGGCAACCACGACTTGATTAATCCATTTCCTGTCGGAGCGACTCCGTGGAATCCGTCCATTCCGAATCTTACAGCATATAGAGATGTTTCTCCTGTTCCTGTTTTTGTTTCAGAAACTGGGTCATTTGTTCCAGGTTTAGCCCCAAGATTGATTAATGGGATTCCCGCATACATTTCAACCTGCTGACCAAAATCGTTCATAGAAGTTGTGTACATTGAAGTTCTTCTTGCACACGCTCTTATTCTTGCAATAAGCTGTAAGTTCCCTGCTATCATGGAAGGTGTTCCGTCAAGCCCCATCAGGAATTCGTCCAGCATGTCAAGGAAAGCCTTGTAGTTAGTATCTATTGCAGCCGAAGTAGATAGATCTATTGCAGCTCCCGGAATAAATTCTGTTGAACTTCCTGTGATTGCTTTTTCAAGTCCGTCAAACGCTTTACTGTTCACTGCACTGTCTCCATTTATCACAGTGTTGTTAAATAAAGCAGATGCGGCTTTTATTTTCTGCGACATCTGTAACTGCACTTCTGATACTATTCCGCCCATGTCTGCTATAATTCTGTCAATCTGGAATGATCCCCCAAAGATTTTAAGGTCAACATTGTGTCTTTCTTTTGAAACTTCAGCAGGTGTGTATTCGTGATTGACTTCCCTGAAGTCTGCAGTTGGTTGTGTTTTTAATCTTGTGTATCCGTAAGTCATTGTAGTTCCTCCTCCTGTTGGGGACACCACATTGTCAAACGGTATGTTGTTCATAATAAAATTACTCTTTGCAAATTCGTCAATCACTCCAATCTGCAAATCGTCCTGTACATTCTTTTTAGCTTCTGCTAATGTTATCGGCATATAAGCCACCTCCTATTTTTTTTTAATCTGATTGTGTTGTAAATCTTGCCATTATGGCATCAGCTAGAGATTTTGGGGCTCTGCTTTCTCCTGTTCCTGTATTTCCTTCGCCGGGTTTCACTCCTGTAAAGTTAGGCCCTTTCGGATTTGCCTCTTCAACAGCTTTAAACAGCATTTTACTGTCTTCCGCTTTTTTCAGGCTTTCAATCTGTTCATTGATTCCAAGCAGTACATCACCATCCATTTTGATTTTACTCATATCCAGTAATGCTTTTACTGCCTTGACATTTAAGGCATCCGCTCCAAGCAAGGCCGTATCCACCGCTCCTGCCAGTTTTATTTCCGCAAGTTCAGCATTATATTTATCCGTTGCGGCCTTATTTTCGTTCTGCAATGTTTCAATTGTCTGCTTCAAAGCTTCAATGTCCCCTGTACTATTCTTAAGTGTTTCAAGCTGCTTATCCCTTTCGGATAAATCTTTCTCAACCTGTTTTTTAGCATTGTTTACTTCATCAAATCTTGCTTTCGGGATAAATCCTTTCAGCTGTTCGGTATTTGCTGACAATACTTTTTCAGCCTGTTCCTCCGTCAGTCCAAGTTTTAACAGATCCTCTTTGTTCATAAAATAATCACTCCTTCATTTTTTACGCTGTATGTCAGCGGAATCATATCAGATTTGTTCTTTTACGCCTGCAAATTCTAAAAAAAAGGCGAAATAAAAAAAGAGCAGTCGTTAAACCGCTCTTGAATTATTACTGTTTACTTTCTTCTGTTCTCCATTTGAAAAAATTAGCCCAGTATGGATTTTCATTATCAAATATTTCTTTCTGTTCTTTTGTAAGATTGTGCGGGTAGTCTCTAAATAAATTAAAGATTACTTTCTTATCAAAAGAAAATAAATGTTCCCCAAATGTATCAATATTACTAACCCACCAAACTTTATCGGTAGAATTTTCTTTATAGAAATCACTTAGCATATCCGTCATATCCTTTCACCTGGTCAATTTCATTGGTATTTATATAACCCAAGATTTCTTCAAATTCTTTGTTGTCTTTCAATGAATCTATTTCAATTATCACATTTTTAGGTTTCAATTTTATCCCATACACTGTGTGGGATTTCTGACACCCGAACCTGTTTTTTAGTACTCCGTCAGTCAAAATCTGATAACCGTTGTTAAATGCATCCTGCAGTTCTAAGTAATAATACCTGTTCAATTCTCTCTTTACTATGGCTGCATGTGTTCCAACCCCCAAATAATATTCCTTTTCTTCTTCTGTAATAAAATCTAACAGTTCTTTTATTGCTCTAAAATCATTTGAGTTTTCAACTATTAAACTTTTAACACCTTTCATTTGTGCTATATCCAATATATTTTTTCTGTTCGAAAAAAATATTTGAGAGTTTCCGCCTCTAAAATCTAATACATCCATTCCATTCCTATTCCCGATATAAGCTAAAGCCACTGATGAACAGGATCCGTTTGTTTCATCGCCTCCTGCCAACCTCATTACGATTTCATAATCTTCCAATTCTCTGTTCAATTTTCCCACTTTTTTGTACTCAACCTTGTTAAGTTCCAAGTTTTTCAAAATTGTACTGTTCTTCCTTATTTTTTTTATTATACCACTTTTTTCAGTTTTTTCAAAGGGATTCTTGCTGATATATTTTTCTTTCCACTCACTATATTTCATATCTGCCGGAACATACTCTGTTTCTCCTGTTTTCTCATTTCTTGCGGCTCTTTCACCTTCCATATCATCGAAATAAGGTGCGGTTGTTGTCCTGCAACGCACGTGAAATGGGTTTGCAGTGACCCCAACCTCATAGTCTTTCAGGTCAAATACCTTGCCGTCCATTTCCTGGCATATGTCAGATGTCCTATTATCCAGAGTGGCCACTATTTCATATTTTTCTACACCCAAATCTTGATAACTCTTGAGCCTTGCCCTGCTTGAATATGCGGCACTTTCTGTATACACCAGCCTTGATGCATTGGCTTTTGACACTTTCATTTTCTCAGCTATTTTATCTGCCAGTTTTTCAAGACTGTCGCCTCTGATAAACGCCTGCGTCATTTCAGTGTGCAGAGTATTTATAAGTTTGTCCTTATCTTCCCAGATCCTATCAGAAAAGTTTTTGCCATCAGGAGCCCATGGCTTTTTAATAACTGTGTTTACCAGTTTATCGTTAAGGCTGTATATATTAGTTCCTACTCCTGTACCTTTTGCTATCTGAAAAGCTGTGCGGTTGTACTGATCTTTATAAAGATTTTTAAGATAACTTTCAAACCCACTTTCACGGCCATTATAAAGTTTTTCTATTTCCCCTCTTACCTGCAACTTCATAGCCTCAAGCCTTTCAATGTGTACTCTTGCACTTGCGTTCTCAAGTTGTCTGCTCCAGTCTTTTTTGATCCCGTTTTCCTCTCCGTATTTAATGTATTCGTCAAGCGTCCACTTAAATTCTTTAAGTTCTTTGTCATTCAGCATCTTCTTAGCTTCCGCAAGTGATACATCATTATTTTTAGCTATTCTGTTGTACCATACCTCGATGTCCTTGTTTATTCTAACGATAGCCCTCTCGTATTCAAGTTGCTGTCTCCGGAATTCGTCTCCTGCTATTTTATTAAGCCTTTCCTCTTCCTCAATAAATCTGTCCTGCCAGTATTTCTTACTCATCTACATCATCCGAGTGGTTGTGCTCTCCGAATCCTCCATAGCCCTCTATGTTTTCACTACGTTCTTTTTTCAACCTTTCCTGTTCCGCCTGCACATCTGTAACCCATGGATGCTGGGCAAGTATTGTTTCCTCAGATATTATTCCAACTGAATTTTTAATGTCCGTTATTGCCTGACTTTCATTAACCAGAATATCCCTATTAAGCACGACTTCAACCTTTTCAGCAAGGAAATCACCCTGTCCAGTATTCTTTAAATGATTTGCAACAAACCATAGCAGATCTTCAAAACTTGCTTGAAACTCAGTTTCAAAATCGTTTGCCTCCAAATCAATTTCAGAGTACATGGAACGGATATTCAACTGATTCGGATTATTTCCAAGTGTATCGGCCTTGCTGTCAAATCCTGCTCCATTTTCTATTATTGTCTGTTTTAGAAGTTTCACTATCGCATCATAGTTCCCCGCATTCACTTCAACCTGTAAGCTTGACACTTCTCCTTCTTCCCTGACCTTTACCGCCCCATATGTTGCTAGGTTTCTCCTGAATTCACCTAGGTTCTCACCGTCATAGTTCTTTATAACTAGTATCGTGTTCCTGCTGTCCTCCTGCATGTTGTTCATAAAATCACTCATAAGCATATTAAGTCCGTCCTGTAGTGATTTTACCCTATTAAGCAGAGGCTGCTCCAATTCATCAGCCCTAAAACTTATAAGCGGTATTCTTTGCCAGTTATATGGTGTATCGTCAACTGTCAGATATGCTTTTTTCTCGATCAGGTTAAGCTTATTATCGTTCAGTATGTAATATTCAACTCCTGAGTCCTTGTATAACTCTATATGCGTTTCCTTTTCATATCTTCCGTTCCTGTATACCTGGTTGGCATATTTTCTGATTGCATATTTAAGTTCTGTATGATCGTTGTCAGTCCACACAGGGATAACTTCGACCGAATTAATCCTCTTAAATTTCAAATTTCCTTCTTCGTCGATATATAAAAATAGCCAGCCGATGCCGTTGTTATATACATCAGTGGCTATTCTTTTAATTGTTTTGAGGAATCCTTTATCGAATAAATCATTTAGCAGCTCGTTGTATTTCTCATTGTCAGTACTTATACTGGGTGTCTTGGATGCTATATAGTTCACCTTCTGCTTTACCAGTTTTTTATACTGATTATTAACAATCTTATTATTCGGCAAGTTATGGACTGTTATCAGTTTCCCGTCATCACCTATTGCAGTTCTGTTCCTTTTCAATATGTCGTGTTCTCCCGCATAATATCTGTTGCCGTCAAGCATCATTCTGTAACTGTCACTTGAAAAATGCCACATTATAATGCTTTCAACTTCCGATAAACTTATGTTGTCCTTTTCCATTTTATCTTTTCTCCTAAAAAATCTTTTTATAAAATCAAACATTTCAGCTCCTTAATCAAAAGAAAATGTAGGGCCTTTCGTGTAGTCTTCCAGTGCATACCGCATCGCATCCATCAGGTGGTTAAAATCGTCCACAGGCTTATTAACCGCATTATCGAACTTATCTTTGTCCCACATGTAGTTGGATATCTCGGTAATGAAATTAACGCATCGTGGATGTATTATGATTTTATAATCCTGAATGTACTGGATTCCGTTATTAATACTGTCCTTACCTTTCCTTGAGTTTCTTATTCCCTTAAGTCCTAAGTCATAAAGCTCGTCTATTGACTTCGGCTCCTGACTGTCGGCAGTTATTTTCTCCTTCCCATACCCCTTACGGATTATTTCTTCCGCTATCTCCCTGTTCTTCATGGCATTCTGATAGATTTCATCAAATACGTATATTGTCCTGTTTGCTACATCTATCAGTCCGCAGAACAACGCAGTGGGGTCATTGGTATATCCAAAATCAAGCCCGAATGCCGATTTGACTCCATGCATTTTTGCCACTTCTGTATAATCAAATTCCTTCTCTTCCCAGTTCTCATAGACAAGTCCATCTACTATCCCCCAGTTTCCAAGCCCTGCGACCTGATATCTTCGTGGATTATTTTTCTTCATGTCCTCGAACAGCTTCTTATCGCTTTCGTCAAGCCATTCGTTGCACATGTAGTTCGTTGTCTTGGCCAGTATGTTTTCATCCTCGACGTCAAAAAATCTTTTTTTGAGCCAGTGCCGTTCGTTCCAGGGGTTGAATGATATTATAAACTGCTTGAATAGAGGTGGTTCCACAATCCCCCTGATACTTTCGTCAAGCATATTGAAATCCTGTTCCCTGTTTATCTCATATGCCTCCTCGCACCAGCACCAGCAGAGTACTCCGTCCGATACAGATATTGACGTTATCTTAAGCGGATCGTCAAATCCCCTAAATAAAATTTTCTGTCCCGTGGGTATATATGTTATTTCAAGCGGGCTTTCCTTAAATTCCCAGTACTCAAGTACGCCCAGTCTGTTTATCGCCCACCTTAAATCCGAATAACAGCTGTCCTTAAGCGTCCTGTACACCTTACGCACAACAAGGGTATTTGCCCCCCTGTACTTCATCATGCTGTAAATTATCCAAAGTGCTATGGTCTTACTTTTCTTACTTGCCCTTGACCCTTTCACGACTTTGTATCTGCCTTTGAAATTCCAAAAATCCTTATATCCCTTGCCGACTATGTCAGGGAGTCTGACCTTCCTACTCTTCAAGCTCGTCCTCACCCACTATCATAACAGGCAGTACTCCCTCAACTTCGACCTTGTCAGTAAACAGCCTGTATCTTTTACCAAGCAGTTCAGCTGCTTTCAGTCTGTCCTTTAGTCCTATCTGTTTTTCAACAATCCTTGCGTCACTGCATCCGTCCCCCGTGCCTTCTACCACAACGACTTCCTCCTTCAGTTCGCCCCGCATCGACGAGGTCAACATCTCAAGCACTTCCTTGGCAGATGCAGTCCTTTCGCTCTCCAAAGCCTTCAGTTTCCCGTCGATGTATTCTTTTATGCCAACTTTTGCCAAGTTTTCACTTGCAACGTTGTTCAAATTTTTCCCTTTGTATCCTGCTCTTCTCGCAGACTCCGATGCATTCCCTGTTTCAATGTAGTAATCTGCAAAGCGTTTCTGCTTTTCTGTCAATTTCATACTTGTTTCACCTCATTTCCGTTTCTCGAAAAATAAAAAAGAGACAGCTTTTAAACTGTCTTCTGATAACCAGGCGTATGGCTCATGAATCCCGCCTCGGCAAAAAATATCTCGGATTTCCTAAAACCTTAAATTTCCATTCTAACCTATTATAACACATATAAATTTATATACAAGGGCACGAAAGGGGCATTTTCATTAAATTTTTTTAATAATTCATTATATCCTGTATCACATTATCCGAAAAAATTAATGCCCTCAACCTGTTGATAAGTCTATTTTTGTTACGTTTTATTGTCGTAATATCAACATTAAATTTTCCTGCCACATATTCAAGTGTCATTTCTTCAAAATATTTTAGTTCGATAATTTTATAATATTTATCGTCCTGAATATTTTTTAGTGCATTTTCCGTCATACTTATAACATGTTCAAGTCTTTTTATCTCGTTTTCGCAGTTCTCTATCATATTTTCGATTTTTTCGACCTCTGATAGATATTTTTTGGTCGCTTGAACATTTACACCTGTTTCCTTTTTCGAAAGCAGGACGGGGGCATTATGTAATCCTGAGAGCCTCTCACGTTTGACCTCTAGGGCCCCTTTTAAATATTTCAGCTCGTATAATAATTTTTCTGTCCGCTGGAAAGGGGTCAAGTTTTTCTGTATTTTGAATTCCTTGTCCTCCTTCAGTATCTTTGCCACTTCCTCCGCTATCGCTCTTGCTGTTGCCATTAATATTCCCCCTTTGTCCTTTCGTTCATGTTCTTAAGCCATTTTTCATGATGCACCTGTAAAAACTCTTCTTCTGTTGCACCTACACATCTCACTATGGACAGCATTGCCCCGAAAATTAAATTTTCTGCTTCTTCCCGTATTTTTGTCAAATGTGACAGTGCACTTTCTATATCCGTAAAGAATCTGGACCACAGATACATGTCTGTGCATCCGATTATCCTGTACGGCTTCTGTTCGATGTAACTGAGATAAAAATGCAGGCAGTCAGATAATTCCTCCAGTGCTTTTCTCCTGTCGACCGGTTTAGTTTGATTTTTCCAGTAGTTCCATTCGCTCTTGAGTTCCTGTGCCAGTTCCCCCAGCTCTGTGAAATATGCTATGTATGTCCTTATCTGTGACCTTCCCCTCAACGTTTTCTTTTCATCGAATTTCTTATCCAGCATCGCCTGTCTTTTAAGCAGTTCCTCAATATCAAATTCTTTCAGTGCTTCCATTCTTTTCCTCCTCACATTCTTTTAAGTACCAACCCAGGTAAATCTGTGCCTTTTTATAATCCTCCAGTCCGTTTTTCTTCTCCGCCCGGATTAAATATTTCATGATGTTCCCCTTGCAGAAGGCCTTGAAGCCTTCCTTTCCTAGTGTTGCCCTGATTACATCAATGCTTTCTATGTTAAGTCCTTCAAGCCTGTAATGTTTGGGACTTTTAATGTTATCGTTATTATTTAATTTGTTTTCTCTTCTTATACTAATTAACTTAATTCTTTTCTTTCCCATTTATAGTTCCTCCCATTTATAGTTCCTCCTATTTTCAGATTTTTAAGTTGCCACTCATCAAATCAGGCAGCATTTTATCTTTCAATTCCGCTAAATATCTATTTTCTTCATTGTTGAGAAAATGAATCATAGTTCGCCATGTGTTTAACGTCATCAACATAAGCGAAGATATGTCCTCTTTATCCATATTCTCAATTTTCAATTCTTTAGATTTTGTTGTCCTAATATATTTTTGAGCTGGAAGTTCTATTTCTAACTTTAGAATTTCTTTTATTGTTTTGTTTATTTCTCTAGTTGTTTCATCAGATTTAGCAGCATTTTGAAAAACTTCTAAAAAACCAATTTCTTTTGCCCATTTTTCATTTATAGTGAGTTTATTTTCATTTTTTTGAATCATTACTCTTTGCAAGTCTTCCAATATATCCTTGTAGCTCCTACTGTATTTTTCTTCTGTTTTTGTTTCAATATACCGTAGTGGTTGCCAAATTTCATCTTGAATTTCACTATTTTTTACATTTTTTGAAAAATTTTCTATATCTTTTTTGTCTTGTATTGAAGATAAAATAGTTTTTATTTGTTCGTCAGAATAGGTTTTTAATACTTTTGTATAAACTCTATTTTTAGTATGATCTTCTCCTTTTTGCTTTCTTTCTTCTTCTGTGAAAAAATTTTTGCAATTTAAAAAACTTATTTCTTCTGAATCTTCAAAAAATAATACTGTTGTCGGTATAGCTGTACTTTCAAACATTCCTCCTGGATTTTCAATTACTGCTCTTATTTTTTCTTTCAAATATTTTCTAGCTTCTATTTCATCTGATGAGGAGGTTACTGCCTTTGGCAAAATAAAAGCTACTTTCCCATGCACTCTCTCAAGCATTTTTAAAACAAAAACATAGTTCATATTTTTCAGTAATATTTCGCCTTTGTATTCACCTTTCAAGTTAAAAGGAGGATTAGAAATTCCACAATCAAATTTCGGATATTCAAAGAACATAGAAATCTCTATTTCAGAAAATTTTTCTCCTTTTGTTAGTTTATAAACTGTTTTTCTTTCAACAGTTAAAACATTTCCGTTTATTACATAACCTTCAATATTTCTAATTTTAAGGTTAAATAATAGAAAAGGAATCAAATTTTCGTCGAGTTCTTCACACACAAACTTTAAATTTTTGTTGCTGCACCACTTTTGAATAGTTAATGAACCACTTCCAGAACACATGTCATAAACCCAAGTTTCATTTTCTGATTCAGTTAGTTTTGAAAGTAGTTTTCCTAAACTTTTTGGTGTAAAATCCTGTTTTTTATCTTCTCTATCTGCCATGAAAAACTGCCATATTTTTTGCAGATAGTCTGTTTCTAAATCATTATTTATTAACTCTAAATATTTGGAACAATTAGACTCAGTCAATAAGTCTAAATTGAAATTTTCCAGTTCTCCAAATATTGCTTTAAATTTTTCTGTTAATTCTTTTAGCTCCAAATTTCCTCCTTATTTTTAACTCCCTTATATTTTTCTATTCTCGCCTTCAAGCTCTGCAGCAGTTCCTCCTGTATGTCACCTTTACTCTGCAGTGCCTTCATGACATCCTCGTCACGAGTATTACTGCATACAAGGTGATGTATTATGACTTTTTCCTTCTGCCCCTGCCTGTGGAGTCTTTTATTTGCCTGCTGATAAAGCTCCAAACTCCAGTTAAGTCCGAACCATATGACATGGTTCCCTCCATCCTGAAGGTTTAATCCGTAGGCCGCACTTGCGGGATGTGCAAGCAGGATATCGATTTTTCCGCTGTTCCAGTCCTTTTCATCCTGCACTGTCTTAAGCTCCCTCACTCTCAGTCCCGACTTGGCCAGTGCACTTTTCATCCTGTCAAGGTCATGCTTGAAACTGTAGAACACCAGTGCCGATTTCCCGTTGAGTTCCTCCACCAGTTCCATGAACCTCTCGATCTTGCACTTATGAATTTCATGCACATCCTTTTTTTCATCGTACACCGCACCGTTACTTAACTGTAACAGTTTGTTTGACAGTGCCGCCGCATTTGCGACTGTTATTTCTTCAAGACTGTTAAGCTCCAGTATCATCTGCTTTTCAAGTTCCTCGTACTGCTTCCTTGCTTTCGCATCAAGCTCCACACTGACTATGTTGTCCACTACGTCAGGCAGTTCAAGGTAATCCTCCGCCTTCATGGACACGCATATATCAGCTATCCTGTCCATGATTGACTTGTCCGAACCCTGCTTAAGTTCGTATTCGCCGTACGGATTGTTCCCGTACCTGTAGAAATTGAAATACCTCTCCCTGAATGCCGTTATATTTTTTCCCAGCCGTTCTCCCTGATCCAACAGGTAAATCTGTGCCCATATGTCCTTGAATCCGTTCGGTGCGGGAGTTCCCGTAAGTCCTACAAGTCTCTTAATCTTTCCCAGCACAAGTTTAAGTGATTTGAATCTTTTAGCCTGATGGTTCTTGAAGCTTGAGAACTCGTCTATGACAACCATGTCGAATGGCCAGTCGTTCCTGTAGTAGTCCACAAGCCACGGAATGTTCTCCCTGTTGGTCACATATATATCTGCGGGGGTGTTCAGCGCATTAATCCTTTTTTTTTCGGAACCCAGTACCCCTGAAAATTTAAGGAGCTTCAGGTGATCCCATTTTTCTGCCTCCCTGAACCATGTGCTTTCTGCAACCTTTTTCGGTGCTACGACAAGTACCCTGCTGACCTCGAACATGTTAAGCTTAAGTTCGTCTATGGCCGTAAGAGTTATTATTGTCTTTCCCAGCCCCATGTCAAGCAGAAGCCCGACTTTTTCAGTATTTACAACTTTATCAATGCAGTACTTCTGATAATTATGTGGCTTGAACTTCACTTTGCCTTCCTCCTTCAATTTCCAGTATCTCTTTTATTTTTTCCTTTGAGTCCGCGATATACACTCTCTGACCGTATGCCTGTATTTTCTCGATCTGTCTGTCCTGTAATGGTCTCGTTGTTTTTCCCGTTGCCTTAAGTTCCACGAAAAACAATGTTTCGTTCGGCAGAAGGCACAGTCTGTCCGGGACTCCTGCATGTCCGGGGCTTACAAATTTATATGCGGTGCCTCCCATTTTTTTCACTTCGGACACAAGGTATTTTTCGATTATACTTTCCAACATTTTTTGCCTCCTTATTTTTACCCACCTACAATCTTCACATACGCGCGTATATAGAGACTATAAAATAGGTAATTTAGGTAATTTAGGTGCGTATAGTAGTATTACCTAATTTATCTAATTTATCTAATTTAACCTTATATATGAAAAGTTTGTAGTTTTGTAGTTGTATTTAATGCAAGTATTAATTTTACTGATTTTGAGTTACCTACATTCTACCTACAAAGTCACCTACAAACTACATTCTCAATTTTTTTAATTTTTTCTTAACCTACAAAGTTTGTAGGTAATTTTGAGATTGTAGGTGACTTTGTTTGTCACTTTGTAGGTAATTTTTCCACCTAAATTACCTAAAATATAAAAGTTTGAAAAAGATTGTAGTTTTTGTAGTTATACCTATTTATCTTTTTTTTTTGAATCCTCTCTGATTGCCGTAATCACCGTACTTCAATGGTGTTTTATGACGTTCCCAGCCTTCCATGTTTTCAAGGATGCCGTTGACTTCCATACTGTCTGAATTTTTAATATAAGCCTTTTTCATCTCGAAGCATTCAACCAGTATTTCTGCCGCACAGACTCTGTCCCTCGGAACTGTTTTTATCCCTGATTTGTCAAATCCTTCGAAGTAGTAGTTTTTTCTTTTAGCCGTTCCCCATTTATGCCAGTCTTCAGGGATTTCTTTCTCAAGGAAATCCTTCACCATTCCCTCCCTGGAATTTACGATTCTGTGTTCTTCCTGCTTCTGTTCCGCGATTTTAAGTTCTTCACCTGTCAGGAATAGGCTTTCACCCAGTACGTAGTTCATGTATGCTTCTGCCCATATCTGATCCCTTTCGGCATCAAGGTCTTTCCATATACTCTTTTTAGGTTTTTTGGTTCCTACTTCGACTGGCCAGAACCTCCTGTTCCCTGTCCTGTCCCTTAGGAACTCACTGTCGTTTGAAGTTCCGAAGAACACACATCTTCTCGGGTATTTCTCGGTCACATGACCGTACGCTTTCCTATATATGTCGTCCTGCTTACTCAGGAACTGTTTTATAAGATTGGTTTCACTTCTGTTGAACCCTGTAAGTTCTCCAAGTTCATTTATCCACGTTCCCTGAATCAATTCTGCGGCTTCTTTGCCTTCGAAAGTCTGAAGGCTGTCCGAGTACCAATCACCCCCAAGTTTAGCAAGGAAAGTACTCTTACCTATACCTTGCTTACCTGTAAATATCGGCATATAGTCATATTTCACTCCACCATCGATAGCTCTCGCAACCGCAGCCGTCAGTGATATTCTCATAACCGCCCTTGTATAAATGTCATCCTCCGCTCCTAGATAATCACTCAGAAGAGTTTCCAGCCTAGGCGTGCCATCCCACTTAACACTTTCGAGGTAGATTTTCACGCTGTTGTACTTGTTCTTGCTTGACACTATGAGAAGTGCATCGTTTACCTTGTTTACTCCCGTAAGGCTGTACCTGTTTTCAAGGTAGTTTCTCAATCCGCTGTCATCCACTTCCTCATATTGTCTTACATAGTTCCGGCTGTCCCATGGAAGAGCCCCCGTAACCATTGCCCTGTTGGCAAATTCATCTATTGCGAACTTCCCTTTCAGGTTGATATCATTGTCCAATACAAGTTCCATATTTTTTATTGTTCTCGCATTGTTACCTTTATCGTTTTGTTCCAGCTGATCCATCCATGACAGATCTGTTGTTTCATCATCCACTGTTGTAAAATCTTTGGCCGCTTTCTCATATTGTTCCCTGTTCAGAATGGCCGATACTTCCCTTATACCCCTCGCAAGTTTTGACATTTCAACGAATGAGGGAATCCTGTTTGCAGGAGTACCTTCCTTCACATCCGCGTCCATGTCCGCGAACTTGTGGAGCCTTACCATGTCGAATGCATTGCACAGCTTACCTCCCGCAGGGTCAGTGGCATGGTGCGAGTATACAAAGACGTCGTCATATATCACTGCTCCTCCGTATGTGCTCCCCTGGGTATAGGTCATCCTTTTCCCGTCATCAGATATGTCGTACTCGTCAGGAATGAACTTCTCCACAGCCTCGGCTATGGTGAAAGTCTTACAGAAAGCCCCTATAATCCCTGATTTTTCAAGAGGATTTTCCTGTTTTTTAAGCATTTTTTCCGTCAGTTTTTCCGTTCCCGGAACCTGTGGCCACTCCGTCATGTCCTTCCAGTCCTCATACATTGCGAGGATCCCGTCAACTGACAGCGGAGCCTTTTCAAGATTGAACCTGTATAGATATCTGCTGTCCACCGAACAGCTTGCCCAGAACATCAGCCTTGCAGGTTCAAAGGTGGTAGGGTCGCACATGGCCATACCTATCATCTGAGCCACTTTCCTTGCCGCAGGCTCGTATTCATCGGGGGACATGCTCCTGTCTGTTACGATAATAACCCTTAACCTTGGCCTGCTCTCCATGTGCTTACGTGTGCTGTACACGGCGTAGGACATGTTAAGGTTTTCAACTTTATTAATAACTTCTTCCGTTTTTCCCGGCTTGATGTTATCTAAGTCTAATGTTATTAAGTCCCTTGACAGCAGGTTCACGTTTTTTCTTATACCGTCCTTGAGCTTTCCCGCGACAAATCCTCCGACGTCCTTAAGCTCATCCTGTTTCGCCTTCGGCAGTTTCAGGAATTCCTCGAACTTCTCGGCAGTCCTTGTCGGTGTCGCAAGCCTCTTGACGAACTCGCTCCACAGGAGCTTTTCCGTTTTCCATCTTGTCTCCTTCCTGCTGCCTGCCGTACTTATTTCTATTTCCCTGTTGTACATTCTTACCTCCTTCCTAATCCTTTTTGTAATATTCCGTTTCAAAGCCATCAGCCCTCAGTATCAGCCCCTTAGCCCATTTAAGTTCTTCTCCCATCAGGTCGCACACTTCCTTTACAGTAACGTCCATAGGGGCTTCCAGCACAACTTCATCATGAATATGCATTACTATCTTATATCCCTTATCGGTCAGTTTCAGGATAGTTGCGGCTAAGCAGTCACGGGCTATTGCCTGCACGATGTTCTCCACTAGCTTTCCGCCATAAGTTTCCGCCGTTTCCCATTTACCCGAAACCTGGTTCGGTGCCTTGTAGGTGATTACTGTTGCACCCCAGCTGTTCTCCCTTGTTCCAGGGCTTACGTAGTGGAGCTTACGGCCGCTTGGCAGTGTTACTGTCAGGAAGTCGAGCCCTTTTGCAAGATCGCCCTCCCTTGAAAAAAGTATCCCGTTCACTGCCTGTCTCGTTCCGTTGAGCACCACTTCTGCGGCTGCATTTCCCACGGCATACCACAGGTCGACTATTCTTTTATTTGAATTCCTCCACATTCTGACAATTTCAGGGAGTTCCTCTTCGGTCAGTCCCATATTAATTGCACCCATGGCCATGAGGGCTCCGCTTGACCCCTGATAGCCGAGTGCAAGTTCCGCAACTTTCCCTTTCTGTCTTAAGTGGTAGTTCTCCTTACCCTTCGCTATTGTAGATATGTCCACTCCGAACATCTGTGATGCCGATGCCTCATATATTTTTCCGTGAGTTCTGAACACATCAAGTCTCCACTGTTCTCCTGCAAGCCATGCGATTACTCTTGCTTCTATTGCGGAAAAGTCGGCGATTACAAATTTTTTACCTTCTTCCGGAATAAATGCCGTACGTATCAGCTGGCTTAAAGTGTCAGGTATATTGTCATATAGGATATCCAAAGTCAGCAGGTCTCTTCTTTTTACCATGTTCCTTGCATCATCAAGATCAGACAGATAGTTTCTTGGCAAGTTCTGTACTTGCACAAGCCTTCCAGCCCATCTCCCTGTACGGTTGGCACCATAGAACTGCAGAAGTCCCCTCACACGGCCATCTTCACATAGGGCATCCTTCATGGCCACATATTTCTTCGTGCTTGTCTTACTCAGTTCCTGTCTTATTTCGAGAACCCTTTTCACATCCCCTTCAGTTTCCTGGATAAGATTTTTGACTGTCTCCTTCTGAAGGTTTTCAACGTTTACACCTTTTTCAGTCAGCCATTTCAGTAGCTGTACTGTACTGTTTGGATTTTCAAGTCCTGTCAGTTCCTTTGCCTCATTCAGCAGATACTCGTTCCAGGTGTCACTTACGAACAGGGCACTTTCAACAAGCTCACTGTCCACTCTTATCCCTTCGGCATTCATCCTGATGTCGGTATGCCATAGCTTCCACTCGAACTTTGGGAGTTTTATCCCTTCGAGCTTTTCCTTTATTGACATTTCTGCCACCACGTCCTGCCTGTTATATTCCTTGTAAAGTTCCCACTTTTCAGGCTCATGGTGTGGCATGTTCCTTGTTCTCCCACCGTTCCTCTTCGTAGGTTTGCATGGAACGGAGAAAAGTCTTATAAGGGCTTTACCCGTTGCAGATTTTTTCTTATCATTTTCAAATCCCATTGCCTTTCCGACCTTGTCCAGTCCTCCGGGATAACCCGCATAATATGCATGTATCATGGTGCATCTCCACTGTTCAAGATTGGTCCTGTATCCTGCCTGGTTAAGGCAGTACCATTCAAAAGCCGCATTATATGCCCTCAGTTCTGTTTCCCCGTCATTAAGCATTTCAACAACTTCCTCCGGCACTGCCTCACCTTGTGCAAGGTCTATCACTTCAACGGGCGACCCGTTGAGCGAATAGGCAAAAAGAAGGATTTCAAAATCCGTACTCTGTGCATACTTATACAGTCCTGTCTTTGAAATATCCTCACTGCTGTAAGTTTCAATATCTATGTTCAGTACATTCATTCGTTATCCTTCCTTTTTAATTAATATAGTTCTTCATCCTCAACCGGAGCGAAGTCCTGCTGGGCTGTTCTTCTTCCTGCAAGAGGTTCTCCGTCCGACACCTTCTGTACATTTCCAAGTCCAGCACCTATTCCTTTTTTCCCTGTAAACATGTAAGGGAAAAAGTTGACTGTGACATTTGCATAGATTCCGCTATATATTTCAGACTGATCCATTATAGGATTCACATACTTGTCCACTACCTGAGGCGGATAATCTGTTTTTGCCGATGCCGTAAACACCCAGTGTCCTTTGCACTCAGGTCCGAAAGGTTCCCCGTTCTGTTTTACTCCGTCACCGTCCCAAATAGGAGTTGGGACATGAGGGGGCTTGACACCATTCCATTTTTCAGCTGTTCCTATCTTTATCGCCTCCGCAATTGCGGCATCAATTTTCTGTTTTGCGGCCGTATCTGATTTCGGAACAAGTATAGTCGTGCTATATTTTTCTTCCGCTCCCGGAGTTGCCGCATGTGGTTTAAACAAGTGTACAAAGCTTAGTCTTCCTCTTACGTTTATTCTAGTGTTCTGATTTTTTTCCATATATTATCATCCTCTCTTAATCTATTATTTTTTCAAATTCATCTTCTGCATTAATAACATCATTTATATACGGAGCCCTTTTATCCGACTCCATTACAAGTGTAGGCTTACCTTTAGGCTTTATTATCAGCTCGCCTACATAATCATTAAAATCTTTCTTCCCTATTGTCCCCTCGAGCTGGCTTAATGTGAGCATCTTACGTTCATACATCAGCTCTTCGGCTATACCTTTTTCCTTAAGTATCTCAAATGCTTTTTCAGTATCTGAGAACGTTCTTACCGACCTTCCTTCCACAAGTTTCCATCCCGGAACTGATTCACCTTTCAGGATTGCCTGCTGGCAGTAGTTCTCAATGTCCTTGACCCATTTCACGATATCTTGTGCCCTTTTAAGTATGTCACCCATTTCGGCATTACTTAAGATGTTACCTTTTAGCTTCATATCTGTTTCAAGGCTCATGTTCATTTCCGCCCTTGCCCTGCAGACTGCTTTCGCCCTGCAGAACGTACATTGTCCCGGAACAAAATCCCCTTCGGCATTAAATGCCCTCTCGGCATTAGGCTTAACTTCTTTTTCCGCCCATTCCACAAGTTCCTCTGCCGATATTTCCCACACGGAGATGCTGTCCAGTCTCGGCTGCACAATTCCCATGTTGACCGTCTCTATGTCCTCGAACAGCGAATATTCAAGATACGCTCCTAACGAATAGAGCATAAGCTGTGGGTTATTTTCCGCAAATACGGGCACACCTTTTCCGTACTTTAAATCCCTTACATATAAAGTTTTATTGTAGACCGTAACGAAGTCGCACGTACCGAACCCTTCGGGCACGTAAGTACTGAAATCCACTTTCTTTTCGATTGATGCCACAGCAGGTTTATCAAACGACATCATAAGCTCCTTTATATGCTCAAGATAGGCATCCGTGTAGGCATCCATCTCAGGCTTATACAGTTTATTCGCCTTAAGTTTCTTCAGTCTGCTGTTGTAAGTCCGTGCACCCATCGGGCTTGTGTATTTTGTCAGCTTTAGTTCCGAAATCTCGTGTGCCAGTGTTCCCTCCTCGGCATATTCTGAAGTTGTTTCAGGGAACAGTTCCTCAAGTCTTGCACTTGGATTGCAGTTCATCCATCTTGACGCCCCGCTTGCCGAAAGCAGGGCATGATCCCTTTCCTTGTGGTTTATCATATTCTCACTCCTAACTCCCGCAAATCATTTGCAAATGCGTCATATAGCTTAGGGTCAAGTTCTGTCAGCTTTGACAGGTTGTATTTCCCTTTTATCAATTCAGCTACCTTTGAACCTAAATTCATTGTTGACGCCTCGTGACATCCTGCCTTAAGCTGGTCATAGCTCCACCCCTGTGTTTCTTCCTTTGCAGGAGCTTCTGCTTTTTCAGGTTCTTCCTCCTTCGGAGTTTCTTCTTTTTTGGCAGGTAACTCTTCCTTTTTCACAGGTTCGGCTTTTACATCGTTCGCCTGCCTTACATATCCCTCTTCTGCAGGTTCTGTCTGTACAAATTTATCAACTTTCCCGATTATACTTCCTGCAGAACTTGATAAAACTGCAGTGTTTCCCAAAACTTTTAACGCCTTCGAAAGATTTTCGATTATCGGCTTACTTCCTTCCTCGATTTCAATTATTATTTTCACTTCCATTATTCCACGTCTCCTTTATTCTTATTATATTCATCAGCCGGTACCCATTCGATGTTGTCAAATGCGAACTCCACCATTTTGGTTATCACATCCACCTTGCTCCATCCTGTTTCGATTGATACGATATCAAGCAGGTTATGTGTACTTGACCTTATTCTTATAGGTATTCCGTAGTCTTTTTCATTTTTTATTACTGGTTTCTTTGGTAATCTGAGCTTTTCCATCTGTCCTCCTATTCTCTTAATGCAAGAGGCATCATCAGATAAACCCACTTACTATCTTTTTCGCCTCTTACAAGCACCGCATTTCTTTCGTTTGACATTTCCATGACAGTCAGGCTGTCCTTAGACTTATATAAATAGTCCACCAAAAATTTTAAGTTTAGTGAGATTTTTAAGTCTTCCCCTGTCTGCACTGTGTCAATTGTGTCTCTGTACTCAATAGCAAACCCATCTTTTGCCTTTATTGTCAGCCTACCTCCCCGGAAGTCAAGTATACCTCCGTTTTTTGCCTCCTTGTAGTATTTCGCAACTGTAAGCCCTTTTCTGAGCGATACATGGAATACTTTAGTATTAAGCATTACTTTTTTATCATTTTTTAGACCTTTTACTATCGCCTTGTAGTCGGGGAACGAAAGCTTAACCGGTTCTGTCCGTATGTTGACGCTTCCAAGTCTGAAATTAATCTTCCCGCTGATATCCATCATTACCAATACTGTTTCTTCAACCCCCTGTATTTTTGACTTCAGGGCTTTTATTAGCCCTTTTACCACTTTCAGGGGGATACTGACAGATAAAGACCCCTGAGATTCCGTTATTTCTGTTTCACACATGGCCAGTCTGTAAGTATCAGTTCCTACAGCTGTCATTTTATTATTTTCCGTTTCCAGTTTTACACAGTTCACGGCCAGGTTCAGTGGGTCGCCCGATGCCGAGAACTCCACTTTTTCCAAAGCTTCTTTAAGTTCCATTCTTTTTATTTTAAATTTCAACGCTTCCACGGCATCCTCTTTAACTCCCAGATTGTACTCATGCAAAGGGATTTCCGAGAGGTAATTTTTTCCCGTGATTTTTATTTTGTAATCGTAAGCTTTAATTAATATCTCTGTGTCGGGAGCCTGTTTTAATGCAGTCTTGAATATCTTACAAGGGATGGCCACCTTTCCTTCTTCCTCCACATGCCCGTTAATTCTGACTTTGGCATATGTCACGGAGTCAGAAGCAAAGATTTCAATTCTGTCATTTTCGTCAGTTCTGATATGGACAAGCTTAAGATGTTCCATGCATGCCCTCTCGGTGCTTATAAAATTCTCGGCCACTTCGACTGCACCTAGGAGCTCCTTTTTCATTATCCTTAATTCCATATTGCATTTTTCCTTTCTAAGTGCTATACTTTTATTGTTATACTTTTATAATCAGTCGATATTGCCAGTATCGGCTTTTTTCTTTTTTAAACCGTAATTTTTATTAATATATCTCAATGCTTTTTTCTGATATTTTAATGGGAGTTCTTTAAATTTTCTAAGTAATTCTAATCCAGCTTCAGGCAAATCATGATATACTTTTATATCTGCATAATGTAGTTTCCTGTTGATACCTACTGGTACGTTTTTTAAAAGTCTTGTTTCTGTTTTCATTTAAACCACCTCCTTTCCGTCTTTGTAAATTTCATCGAGAATCATATAGTAATCCTCTTCCGTTTCGTAATAAATTCCTTCAATTTCGGGCATTCTTACCCACCTCCTTTCTTAGCTATTCCAATACTCCTGCATATTCATCTAACATCGAATTAAGTTCTTCTTTTTTTACCTGAAAATCTGTAAAAAATGCTGAACTTTTTGTAAAATGTTTGTTTTCTTTAGTGTGTAAAAATCCATTTGGAATTAGTAATATGTAAGAGTTTTCTAATTTATCTTCTTTGTTTCTATTTTTCTCATTTTCTAAAAAAATCACATATAAATCTGCACTTCCGTTGCATCTTGCAGTCCAGTGTCTCGCTTTCGATTCTTTACTTCTGCGACTTCTATAGCACGAACTGAATTTTACATCTATTGTTATATTTTTATACATAAAATCATACTTTGGATTATTTACTTGCCAGTACTTGTTAGCATCCACCGCTGCAGGCACAAGCTTCTGAAAATATTCCTCTGCTTTTCCTCCAAGTCTTGCACTTTCACTTCCATATTTTATTTTATCCTGTATTTTTAATACACCACTTGATAATAGCTTTATATGTGCCACTAATGTAGGTAATCCACTTTCTTTTACAGCCTGATGGAAATTCCCGCATTCCTTGTATATTTCCACAATATCTTTTTTCATTTTTTCACCTCCAGTCTGTATCCATTTTTTTCCGCTGTTTCCAGCCATTCTTTAAAACTTAGAACCATTAAATTTTTCATACCCAACAAGTTTTTTAAATGCGATTTTACAGGATAGAAGAATTTTCTTTCCATAATGAACTTGTTATTTTTATACAAAATATATTTCATTTTACCCACCTCCTTTTTTGATTTTATAGACTTTATTCATCACTTTGACTACATTTAAACCTGTTTTTGTGAGTTCCGAATTCTCAGAAATCAGTTTTTTTCTGTTCAGCATCAGTAGTTCCGCTTTTGACACAAGCAGAAGATTATCAATACTGAGATTCAGCTTGTTGCCGTCAGCAAATATGATAGAATGTTTCTCCGGGATAGGCCCATGAGCCTCTGTCCAAATAAGCTTATGCTTGTATTCCCACACGTCAGGCTCCGCTATTTTAGTCTTAACGTATCCGTCAGTGGTTATAGCATCCTCGCCAACTTTCATTTTATTGTGAGGGGTAGCCCCTTTTCTGAATGTTGTTCTGTTACCTGTTCCGGGGAACTTCTTCCCTTTGTTGTGCGGGGTAATCCCCTTTTCAAATCGACCTGTTAACCCAGTCGAAATACCGTGATTTCTTAATGTGCATTTGAGCTTTTTTGAATCTATCTGACGCTCAAACTTCTTATTAAACATATCCACGATTTCGTGATAATGCCTTCCGGGAGTTATTTTTCTGATATAATCGAGTTCTTCTTTGGTATAACGTTCTACTTTTTTATTCACGTCCTACCCCTCCAGCATCTTTGGGAGTTTTAAGTCTGCATTTAGTCCTTCTTCTTTAAGCTTTACTGCCCTCAGGACAGTGTTGGCATTATCAATTATTGTTGATGCGATTTTCACGACCGCTTCTGACCTTGCCACTTCCACATTTAGTTTTTCCTGTGTCATTTCCTCGTCGCCTAATCTCTCCAGCTGTGCAAAGAGGTGGTTGTTAAGGTCTTTTAATGTATTCTGCATATTCAGCCTCCTTTCAGTCCCATTTTGACTCTTTAAAGTATACCCACGTCATAGCTACAAGGGCTATCCATAAGCCGTGCACTACTACCTTAACGGTAATATCATCAGCAAATGATTTTGTTTGATTAAGTATCAGAGCTGTTATGAATGTCCCATACCACACTAACGATTTTTTAGTTTTCATTGTCATTTTCTGTTCCTCCTTCTTTAATCATTTCCATTGCAATGTTATTAGCTAACGAATGAATAAGACTTGTCACGTCCTCCCCGTTCACGATTATGACAGGAAAGTTCCCGTATTTCATGTAGTGCTCCACAGCCTCTTCCGGAATGTGGTAGTCCCAGCCACCTCTTGGTCTTGAGGGGGTAGGTGGTACTGTCTGAATTGCCGTTCCAAACTTATATCCACCCCGCTGTAATCCCACCCTTATTGCAGACTCAGACTTGTTAATGCGTTCAGAGCATTCTTTTACGGTTAGAGTATTGTTTTTCATATTTCCAAGGTCCTTTCGTATTTTGTTTGTTGCATTTACGTAACTTAAAGTCCAAAAAAAATTTTTTCCATTTCATCTATGGACAGATTTAAATATTTGACTATCTTTTCTATTTCTTTCCGAAAAAAGTCACTTTGTCCAGATAATTTCCTATAAAATGTCGAAGGCTCTACTCCGATAATTTTAGAAATTTCCGCTACGTTGGACCCTTTTTCTTTAAGCTTAGCTTCTAAAAGATTTCGATTCATCTCATACCACCTCATTTCTTTTTTACGTTTACGTAACTTTCTGAAATTAATATACCACATAATTTTTTTTATGTCAATACGTTTTCGCAACTTTTTTCTAATTTTTCACAAAAATTGTTGCATTTTTGCAAAAATAGGGGTATAATTACCATGTATAAAATATTTCGGAGGATGTATTATGGAAATACATGAAAAAATAAAACGAAGACGTCTTGAATTAGGATTAACATTAGAGAAGGTAGCAGATTATGTTGGTGTCAGCAAGGCAACTGTATCTCGTTGGGAATCAGGGGAAATAGTAAATATGAGAAGAGATAGAATTTTAAAACTTTCAGAAGTGTTAAAAGTTAAACCAAATTTTATAATGGGTCTTGAAGAATCTAAAGAAAAGAAGGAAACTTCCAACCCATATTTTGTTGACACTTCTGTGCTGACTGCAACGGAGCTTGAAGAATTTAACAGGGTTACAGGAGTGAACAAGCAATTGTTCTTTAATGATGTGGATGAAGAACATGACATGGCTTTGTTTAAACAGGCGGTAGTCGATTTATTAATTAAGAAGAGAGAAAATAAAAAATAGGTGATTGATTTATGGCTAAAAGAAGTTTTAAGAAACTTGCAAAACGGCTTATGGATGAACACGGAACAAGTGACCCTTTCAAGATTGCCGAGCGTGAAGGAATTCAGATAATATTTCTGGATTTTAAGGCTTGGCTCGGATTATACACGTGCGTAGACGGGGTTAGAACTATTTTTATCAACAGTAATATCCCCAGATTTTCGCAGAAAATAGTCTGCGGACATGAACTTGGCCATTCACAGCAGACTTTCAAGGAGGCTGTGTTCATGAAGGAAAATTATCTCTTCGGAGTGAATAAGCTGGAAACAGAAGCAAATGAATTTGATGCAACAATTATTTTTTCTGAAGAAATAAACGATGAAGATTTGACTGAATTTGATATAAATCTGTTGAACGAGTTAAAAAAATATTTATAAATAAAAGGAGTATGTTGTATTATGAAGAAAATTTTTAAGATCATTTTGATTGTAACACTATGGATTTTAGCTATCGGTTGGATGAATAGCGATGGTACTTTTTCGAAATTGTTAAGCGTAATATTAGTGCTATTTTTATTATATCAGCATTATAAAGACTGGAGAGATTCGAAAGAAATTAAAGATTTAAAAGAACAAGCAAATAAAATTTTAGAAATTGAGAAAATGGATCTATTGGAAGCAATAGATATGCTGAAAGAAAAACAAGCTCAAATAAAAAAATTAGATGAGCAAAGAATACAAATGGAAAATATAATTTCAGATAATAGAAATCAGCTAAACGACTTAAAATCAAAACTTGTAATTGTTAATGAGGAATTAGACATGGAAAGCTTTTCTTTGTATAAGCCTCGTTATGATTTTGCTAATTCAAGCCAATATAAGAACAAGTTGGAAGACATAAGAAATCAACAAAAACAAATGATAAAAAATAAAACAGCTGTCCACTATTTTGATGGATGGACAGTGGACGGTTCTAAGTCAAAAGGCCGTAAAATGACAAATGATAATATAAAAATTATTTTGAGAAATTTTAATGCCGATTGTGAAGCCGCTATAAATAAAATAAAATTTAATAATTTACAGTCTATCGAAAAAAGGATATTAAATTCATTTGCACAATTAAATAAGTTAAATGAAACTAACAGAATTAGTATTACAGATAGTTTTTTAAACTTAAAAATGGAAGAACTTCATCTCGGATATGAATATGAAAAACAATTAGAAATTGAGAAAGATATATTACGAGAACAAAGAGAACGGGAAAGAGAAGAAAGAAGGGCTCTAGCTGAGATAGAACGTAAAAAAGCAAGTATTGATAAAGAAATCATACACTATCAGACAGCTTTAAATGAACTCGAGAATAAAATATTAACTGCGAAAAATGAAGATGAAATAAAAGAATATAACAATAAAATAATGGAAATAAATGAAAATATAGAAAAATTTAAAAACGAAAAAGAAGAAATGGATTACAGAATTGAAAATGTTGGTGCGGGATATGTCTATATCATTTCAAATATAGGAGCATTCGGTGAAAACGTATTTAAAATTGGAGTTACGAGAAGATTAAATCCTATTGAAAGAATTATGGAACTGAGTAGTGCATCTGTCCCATTTAAATTCGATATCCACGCCTTAATATTTAGTTATAATGCTTACGAACTGGAAACAGAACTACACACTAAATTTACTCAAAAAAGAGTGAATCTAGTAAACAACAGGAAAGAATTTTTTAATATAACTATTGAGGAAATCGAAGAAGTCTTGGATAATTATAAAGAATTAACATTTGAATTTAACAAAATCCCTGACGCCGATGAATATAGAGAAACTCTAAAGATGAGAGAAAAGAAAGCCTAAAAATAGTAAATAATCTCGAGACAGTAAATCTATAAAAATAAATAATCTCGATATAATAAATCTAAATAAAAAGGCCCTGCGACCAACAGGACCTTGAAAATATGTGTGATATACACGACATACTCTAACCAGTATTAAGTATATCACACAAACCTTTAAAATACAATACAAGGAGTGTGATTTTTTTATGAGAAAACCAAATGGTTACGGAACAGTAGCGAAATTAAGTGGAAAAAGGAGAAGACCGTTTGCGGTAAGAATTACGGCGGGTTATACGGACGAAGGAAAACAGATATATAAGTATCTTGGATATTATGCGACAAGGAAGGAGGCGGAATATCAGCTTTCACTTTACAATGCGAATCCATATGACATTAATTTGAAAAATCTAACTTTTAAGGATGTCTATAAAAGATTTTATGATGTGAAGAAAAATACTGGAACAAGTGAAAAAAGACTGAAAGCATACGAATCATTCTTTAAGAAACTTGAACCGCTTCATAATATTAAAATGGTAGACATTAAAACTCCGCATCTGCAGACATTATTTGACACATTTACTGAATTTTCTCCGCTGTATGTAAGAGAAATCAAGTCTTTCACGGGCTTTATTTACAAGTACGCGATGGAAATTGACGTGCTTGACAAGGATTATACGAAGTTTCTTAAACTTAGAAAATTTAAGAAACAGAGAAAAAACAGTATATTTACTGCAGAAGAACAGCAGAAATTGTGGGATAACATCGAAAGCATTCCAGGAACAGATATTCTATTAATATTAATTTACACAGGTTTCAGGGTAAATGAACTGTTATCTGTGAAAAAAGAAAAAATAGATCTGGAAAACTGGACTGTGACATCAGGATCTAAAACAGATGCAGGAAAGGAAAGAGTAGTTCCGATACATCACAGGATACAGCCCTTGATTATCAGATATATGCAGACAGATGGAGAGTATCTTATTCCGAACCACAACTTTAAATCTCATATGAACTATTCCAGTTTCAGAAGATATTTTTCCCAGATTCTTGAAAAACTGGAAATGGAACATACGATACATGACACAAGATACACATTCATTACATCTCTGAGAGAAGTGACTGACAACAACGCCGCTATTACAAGCATTGTCGGACACACTAATATACAGATGACGGATAAATATACTTTAACTAATATACAAAAAATGAGACAGGAAATAGACAAAATAAATTAA